TGTTCGGATGTTGTACCTCTTCGTCTTTGTACTCTCTTTGCCATATTATTTCTCGCTTATCTTTAGTAAAAGATTTTTTATTTCTTGCATGTCACCTTTCAAAGTATTTATATCAGCTACACATTCATGTAAAATTAATTCTTCTTTTAACTTCCGATCTCTTGAAAGTTTATATTGTTCTAATGCACTTACATCTGTGTTTAGTACAGCCTTAGAACTATCATCTCTAACAAATTTATGTTCATTCATGCCATTGCTATTGTTCGCATATCTTGTATTCTTGGAACTTTGGTTGTACTTGTGCTTACCATAACTATCTTAATTGCAAAAGTCTTAAATGTTGTATATGTTGCTCCAGAATTTGTGTAATTTACATTTGTACCAGTTGGATCAAATTCATAATCAATAAACTCGTTTTCAGTCAAAGAAACCGTATTAGTCTGTGAGGTCTGCGTCATGACTGTCCAATCTTTATCATCAAATGGTTCTGGATCAAATTGTGATAATACTTTATAATAAACATATACATTTGTACCAGCTGGTTTATTCATAGTCACATATGTTTTTATATCACTTGCATCAAAACCATCAGACAAAGTAACCCGTCTTGTAATATACTTTGCTAATGCACTTCCACCCGAAGGTCGTTCTGTTTCATTTGTAATCACATTATTAATTTTATTTTCAATTGGAATAACACTTATTCGTTTCGTATCAATATAAGGTGTTATATATTCAGTAGTGGAGGATAGTGTTGCTCTACCAATAAAACTTCCTGCTGTAGTAGTAATTTTTTGTTGATTATCAAATCCATGATTTTCTCTAACAATTGTATTATCATAAGCAGAACTTAATATACTAGTTGATTGATCGGTTGTTTTAATACTCCAATCAACAGCAGTTTTATTAACAACAATTTCTTCAGGAATTAAGTGCATAGTATCCATTTTATATTCAACAGAATTTGAATTATGAAATATTGCTTCATGTGTTCCAGCAATTGTAAATGCACATCTATTCAACTTAAAAGTCAAATCCTGATTCTGATTTTGTTGCCATGTACTTGCGTTTTGTGATTTAAACAATACACCAGCATAAGGTTGTTCAGAAACTTTTCTTGTCGTACCAACAAGATTCTGTCCCATCTCTGCAACCCAACATTCATATTTTAAACTATTAGTCATTACAATAAGAGCATACTCACCTGGCATCAAATAAACAGGTTCACTAAATGTAAATGCAGTTGCCGTGGCAGCTGTTTCACTCACATTAACACTAGCAGGATTTAAACTAACATCAGAAAATGGTACAACTCTATTTGTTGGAAATCCTTGTTCTACATCTCTTATATGAATTGATACAGGAATATTTCCATCATCTTTTGATTTAAAATATAAATCTGTACTTGATAAATAAATACCATCTGGATATATATTTTCATCAACAAGAAATGTTTGAGCTAAAGGATCATTCCAGCCAATAACAACCCCTCTTGTAGTAAGTCTAGTAGTTTGACGAAGATCATTTGCACTTCCCATCGCACCAACAGCTATCCGTGGAACTCTGGAAGAAAGAATTATATTTTCTTTTGATTGTAATAATCCCTGTGCTTGATATATTCGGTCTGCATAAGTACTAGATGTTTCCAGATTACCATTTGAATCATCAGTCAAAAGAAATTGTCTTTCACCTGTTCGGAAAATCAACAATTGAGGATCTTGTTCTAAAGCTTTAACAGGACATGGAATTGCAAAGACAAGACCACTAACAGAACCATTATCATCTGTGTATATTGCACCACCAGCAGATCCACCACTAGGAGTACAATAAGTTGTAACAGCAGTTTTATCAAAGAAAGGATAAACTCTTGTATTAGGTTTTAAACCTGTAACTGATACAGTAATATCTCTTGCACGAATAAATGGAAGTACTGAAACATTAACTACTCGTTCACCCAATGAAGATTCAATTGTTCGTGAACCAACAATCTCAGTTCGTATTCCTTGTCGTGTTTGTTGTTGATCTGTAGCAAATGTTTGTCTCTGTACTAATGCTCGACCCTGCCATGCGGCATCACCTCGTTCTACAACTCTTTCATTTGTACCAGCACCAAAATCTTGCCAGTCGTTCCATTGACTACCAAATCCTAATCCTGCAAGTTGTTGCCATGCATCATTTTCACCAGTAGCATTAACAATAACTTCAGGTCTATTATTCGTTGCAACCCAGTTATCACTTGGAGGATCTAAATTAAGAGTACCAACCCACGCAGTAACATTAAACGGATTTACATTAAGAAATGTACTAGCTTGTGTTTGTGTAACAAACGCAGATGTTGTATATGGTAATGTAATTAAATCACCAGTTTTTTGAACACCTGTTGATGAACCAGATATATAAGAAAGATCAGTAATATTAGAATTGAATGATGGTCTTAATTCTCGTTCTCTAAAATCAATAGAACATTTATAATCTGAACTATGAACATCACCTACACTATGACCTGCAAAATCATCTACCAGAATACCATTCTTAAATCTATCAAGACCAGCAGTATCTTTAATAACTAATGCCTCTGCATCTTTCTCTAACAATGAAAGAGCTGTATAATATTCTACATTATTTAAACGTCTTTCTAACTTACCAATATCATTCATTGTATATCGTTTATTCTCAATATATGTTGAAGTAACGTCCTCTGGTTTAAATGTATATGCAGGTATTCTCAATTGATACATACTCATTGTATTATCTAAACGAAATGGAGGTACTGGATTATCAGAAGATACTCCTTTATGTATTCCAAATTTTTTATCTTTACTCAAGTAAACAACATCTATTCGTGGCATATAATAACTATAATCTGCCTGCCAGTTAAGATTTGGATATGGAAGTTCTGCACCTGACAAAGTAGTAGCACCATCATCACGGCGTGGTCTGAAATCAATACAATCTCTTAATTCTATTTTTAAACCAGATGTAGGACTTGTATATGATGGAACTAAATCATAACTAGTTGATGCAGTATAAGAATCAACTGAAAGATATCCAACACCAGCATGGGTAAAATAATCAAGAATAACTAAAAGTCTTCCTGTTGCCGCAGTACCTGTTAATTGTATTCTACCATGATCGTAAAAATTATCTCGTTGTCCATTATCCAATGTCCAGTTTGCTTTGCTCTCTGTATCACCAACGGCAAGACCAGCCATCGTTGCACTATATGTCGTACCAGTAATTGTTTCAGTTCCTGCAAAAGTTCCTGAAGTAACAACAAACGTAATAGTTGTTAATGGACTATGTGCAATAACAGTTCCCTTTGCACCCGAAGTTCCACCCGTAATTGTTTCACCTGCAAGGAAAGTTCCAGTTGCACTAGATACAGTTAATGTCGGTGCTACTGCATCTGTACCAGCTGCACCCGAATCATAAATAGCTATGATAGAACTTATATCTGAGAGGTCCAGAGAAGTATATGCAAGTGCAGTTCCAGTAGGTGACGCAATTGCTTTAGTTTTATTTTTAACAAGAGTTTTAATTCTCTCTTGTTTTGTATCAACATTCATACTAACAATAAAATTATATGTTGCACTCAATGAAGCATCACCAGTAAAAATTGTTACTGATTGTCCATTAGCAGCTACTGTAACAGTTGCTTGTGCAGGAGATGTTGCATTAAGATTTACAATAGTTCCAGCTGCATCTTGTCCGTGGTAATGTTGACCCACAACTGAACCACTCAATAAACCTGTACCATAAAATGTTTCATTGCTTCCACCAGAAGTTAGAGTACAAGTACCAGAACTAATTGTAACATTAGCAAATGTTCTTTGTATTGTATAACTAGTATCAATAGCACTAGACGCATCACGAATTGTTTTAACTGTATCTTGAGGTAATTTAAATACTAATGAATTAAAATTTGTTTCAAATAATTTTGCATCACCACCAGATACTCCACCTACTTTACCTGTGTTATCAATATTACATTTAGAAGTAATTGCGATTGTACCAGATAAAGGTGACTCTGGAATGATAATACTTTCAACTGCACCAAAATCCCCAACCGACATAGTAACATCGTAAAGATACATTTTATGTGGGCCACTATATGTAGTCTGTGTCATCTGTCTAACTCTTGCCGTACCAACTTTTGTACTAGCATAGGTAGTAGGATTTGTTAATGTCAAACTTGCATGAGCTACATTATGTAAATCAACAGTAGCAAGAGTTGTTACATTATACAATCCAGTTAAACTACTAACAATTGCATAATTTCCATATTGCATCAAACGATCAAAGTTATTTACATGCTTAAATTCTCTAGCTCGTTCAACAGTAACATCAGTTGAAATTAATGTTTCAAACTCATGTCCATAAATATATGCTTTACCTGGGTCTAATCTTGCAGTCCACTTAGTTGCGTCGGATGCATGATTTTTCTTTTGAAGTGCAAAATGTCTTACAGTATAACTTCCTGATTCATCAAAAGTTCTGCGTGCAAGTGTTTCTCCTAAAACTGAATATATTGGAAATGGATTATCAGAATGTTTAACACCATTTACTAATCTAGTAATTTCTATAAAATCTATATCATCCGTTGATGAAGTTGTTTTCTTAGTAAGTGTTAATGAGTACTTTAATCTGTCTGCACCCGGAGCTGCATAGTTATATGCTCCCTGAGCATTATCCAACAATGTTGAATCATCACCAGAACCAACCACAGCTGCTGTAACTTGAAAACCAATTCTATATGATGGTGTATTTGTATAGTTATCTAATAATACTGTTCCTGTTCCAACTCGTATAAAATTTCCATTAAAATAATAATAACCTGCATCATTAGAAACCGCAGCACCCTTACCTGTTGCAGATGAAGCTGCAGCATATACAGCAGAAGAAAAATCTGATGCTACAATTCTTTCTCCTGAATTAAAAACTGCGGACGTATTAAGAGTAGCAGTACAAGTAGCAGAAGAACCTCCACCACCAGTAATAGATATACTAGGTGTAGATGTATATCCCGTACCTTTAGCAGTTACATTAATTCCAATAACTGTTTGTGCTGATGCGCCACCAGCACCAACAACAGCAACTGCTGTGGCACCTGAACCACCACCACCTGTAATATTAACAGTTGGTATCGTAGAATATCCTGTTCCTGCATTAGTTACAGTAATACCTTGAACTTTTTGAGTAACACCTCCACCTGTAAGATACTTAACCCATATGGTATCTGGATTTCCTGTTGTTGCATTGACACTAGAAGTATTTACAACTCTCGCTGTTGTTCCAGATTGACTACCGATAATTAATTTACCTTGTAAATTAGCAGGCGTGATTGCAACATTATTGTAATTAGGATTTAGTTTTACATAATCATAATCCAAATCAATATGTAAATCACCATCAACCACTCGGCTACCATTTGCAAATATATGATCTCCAAATCGTTTAAGTTGGTTTCTTAATATTGTTTGTTCTTGTGTAAGTTCTCTTGCCTGAACAGCTACAGCAGGTTTATAGAGGACTTGATGAAAATCTTTAGTTTCATCATAATCATCAAAGTATGGACTCTGATTAAGATTTAAATTTATATTGGTTGCCATTTATTATTACCTTTATTAAAATTCAACTACTAACTTGACATCCTCAGTTTGATCAGATGCACGATTAATCGGAGCTCGATACTCTACATAAATTTGTTCTCCACTATCATCATCTAATTCTGTACCAGAATATGTACTGGCAGTTGCAGCTGAATTACTTGCAGTTGGATTTGTAATTAAAATTACTTTTCTGAAATCATCTCCTACAGTAAAGTCCCCACCTTCAGTTCCGACTAAACGAACATTCATCATTACATATGCTCCACCTAATTCTGTTTTTGCATTTTTACCATGTCCACCTTTGGGACCGATTCTTGGTTCAAGAGTACATCCTGATCCTCCACCACCAACAATAGTTGCTGTACCAGAACGATAAAGAGTACCAACTGCTGTCATAGATACTTTTTTAATAACATTAGCAACTACACTTGAAACTCTTGCAGTTGCAAGTACACCTGGTACTGGTGTTTCTGACCCATGAGAAATTGTTACTGCTGGCATTACTTCATAAACACTTGTTCCATCTGGTGTCGTTGTCCATACCGCAACTGTAGCAACTTTAGTTGAACCTACATAATCTGTAATTGTTCTGATTTGTCCACTCCCAGTTCCAGAAGAAATATAAACAGTCATAGTATTATAAAGATCATCGGTAGCAGATGCAGTTGCAGCTAATTTAATTGTAGTTGATGTACTACCAACCTGTGATGTACCTGTATCAGTATTAACATATCCAGTTCCACCAGCAGTTACATCTATATGTTCTAATGCTCCATCAACAGCTGCCTGTTGTACAGTCCATTGTGTCGTGCCATCATCTATTGAAAGAAATTTAATTGGAAGCCAATCTGTCGTTACATATTTCAAAACATCTGACTGTTGAACTTCATACATAAATTTCCAACGATAATTATCTGATGTTTCAATAATAGAAGAAGATTGTCCAGTAGGCTTCTGAGTAGATGCAGCTCCTCCATAATTACTAATACATTTATATACATTATACTGATCTGTCATAGCAAAAAATGTCTGGTCAATCTGATCATCTTGATTATGATCATATTCTGTATAAACAGTTCCTGATGTCCAATCTATTCTTTTGACAACATGAGATACATCTGAAGTATTAATTAGTTTGGCAGCAATCATATCATTATGATGAATGAATGGTGCTACTGTCGTATCTTTGGGAGTCGGAATGGCTATATCTGAAGGAGAAGATTCTGCGTACTGCCCAAGACTTGCACCAGACCAAGCATCAGCTTTTCCTATCATTAGATAAACTTTATTAGTTGAAAACGAACTAATAAATTGATCCGCGTTATATGTTCTAAATGCGTTAGTTATAATTGCTGGCATATCTCAAATCCTTTTATTTAAATTCTATTTATTTATAATATTTATACAATACTTATATGACTATTCATAACAATTCTTGTTTTTTCATTAGATGTTGTAATATATTTAGAAATAATATCATTTTTATAGTAATTAATGGTATATTCATTACTACCTAAAGATGTGGATAATGTACTATAACCACATTCTTTTTTAAATTTATTCTGATCTAATTGTCTACGCATTGGCCCTAATTGTAACGCTCCACCAATACCGCTAGAAATCTGTCCCCAATCTTCATCTAATGAAATACTTGCATCAGTAATTAAACCATAATTATCACTAGAAATTTCCGCCAGTTGAACAAATAACCAATCTTCACTATCAGCAACACTTAATGTAATAATACCTAAATCGATTTCATAAATATGCCAATCAGAATGTCCGGGTCCCAAATGAGAACCAGATGCTTGTCCATCATGTGGCCAAACTCCACCTGTTGGCCATTCTAAATTGGTTTGTTGTAATTGTAAATTTAATCGAGTTGCAGGACTAATATCACCATCATGCCAGATAATTGTATATGGCCATTTATGTGTAGGTGGAACACTAAGTTTTAAACCAGTTGGAAGTAATCCAGTAATTAATGTTCTACCAAATAATGCGAATCCAGAAGGATGTACTACCCGTTTGACATAATCTCTCCACTTGTCAATCGTATTACCAGCTTTTATTTCATATGAAAATGCTTGGTAATATTTACTATCCTGAATATAATTTGCTGAAGAAATAAAACCACTATCACCAATCCATCTGGTATTTGCCTCATCTTCAAAAACGCCGATAGTTGTAACACCAGTTGCTGTCCCATCACCAATACCAGAAAAATTTAATGTTGGTAATGATTGATAGTGAAATCCATTGTTAACTAATTTTAAAGTTTTAATTCCACCTATACCATTACCGGCCAAAGTAATGTTTACACCTGAACCCGTTCCACCACCCGAAACAGTAGGTATTGATTTATAACCAGAACCATTATGCTCAAACTCTATAGCAGTTATCACACCAGAACCATTTACTGTCTTAACAAGTATGCTACAAGTTCTTCCGTCAATTTCTAATTTATTAGTATTATTAATTGTTAGTTTATCACCAACAACATAACCAGTTCCACCAGAAACAATAGTTGCTGTTGTTATACTTCCTGTTGATAAAGTATCAATAAGAAGTTGAGCTCCTGCAGCACCAGCACCACCACCAGATATCGGAACATTTGTACCAACAGTATATCCATTCCCAGGATTATTTATTACATAACCAGTTACCATGCTATCTAAAGTAAATGTATTCGTTCCATCTGTAACAGTTTCATTACTAATAAATGTTCCGTTTATTTTAGAAAGATAAATTGTAGAAACTTCAAACGATCCTATCATCTCTTTCAATACTAATTCAACAATTCCCTTAGCACCAGAGGTTCCACCAGTAATTGTTTTACCTGTAAAATTAAAAATTGCTGAACTACCACTTGTATCAATACATCTTAGAATTTTATCTTTAGTGTATCGTCCATCTGATACACGCAACATATCAATAGAAGGATAATAAAATTCAATTTCTTCTTTATATAATAATCGAAATAAAAACTGAAAAGATTTTTCACTACCTTTGGAACGATAAAAATCACGAAGCTTTTTTATTACCTGTGGTTTATTTGCATTAGCAAATACTGCTTCTGGAACATCTTTACCAAATTGTGATTTAAAATATTGTAAATAACTATCGACTGTTTTATCAATATTAAAATAATTTTTAAGATTACCTATAATCTCATAGGGTTTACCAGTTTGTTCAAGATACTCATAGTAGGCTTCTAAGAAAGCTACAAACGTAGCATGATCTTGTTTTACAAAATCAGGTAACTGTCCTTCTACACGAACTGATATTCGTTCATCAAACGAAGGATGTATTGGTAAATTTGGATTACTTGCC